ATCATAATTAAAGCCCTTGAGGATTACCTAACCCCGCTTGACAGCTAAATAAGTCTTCGACTATCTTTGACCTCGAAAGGGGTTGGATATGTCTATAAACAAAGAAGATTTAACACGTAACGTCCAACAGTTCGTGTCGCTTAAAGATGAGATTAATCTCCTTACAAACCGTCAAAAAGAGATAAAGACTCGTCTTATTGACCTGCTTAAAGAATACGGTGAGGTTGACTCAAAAGGTCACATCGTTCTTGAGGTAGACGACAAAGTAACTGGTGTTGATAAAATTACTCATCAACGAAAAGTTATTAAAAACCTTGACATGGATATTGCAGAAAAAATTATCCAAGAAAAAGGTTTAACAGAGCGTTGTGTCAAAATGGTTCCTACGTTAGATGAAGCAGAGATCATGGCTGCGTTCTACCGCGATGAACTAACAGAAGCAGATATTGACGCCATGTTCCCCGAAAAAGTTATTTACGCCTTTATCGTTTAATATGGAACACATGAGTAATTCAAACAATGCTAAAGACTTTATTGAGTCTACTTTTGCTAGCTTGGATAACTTTTATCCAGGCAGTAAACGCAAACGCCGAGAAGATGTAAAGCCACAAAAAGTACAAGTTGAGTGGGACTCTAAACCAGTCATTAAAACACTACCTAACGGAACTAGTGTGGAGATGTTTACTCTTGGAGCGTTGGCAAATGCTTTAGGTCGCCCTATCATTACACTACGTGCGTGGATGGGCGAAGGTTACCTACCTACATCTCCTTATCGTTTGCCGTCAACAGTTGACAAAAACGGTAAGGAGGTACAAGGTAAGCGCTTGTACACAAGACCAATGATTGAGGTAACGGTAGAACTGTTTAATAAGGCTGGCGTACTTACGGCAAAGCGTATAGAATGGTCTACTAACCGGCACCTCATAACTGAGATAGCCGAGGCTTGGGATAACATCCAAGCAACGGAAACAGAAAACAACTAAAACAAAGGAAATATATGTCAATTAATCGAGTTCCAAATGCAGATGAGTACGTTTCAGAAACTGAAGCGTTTGTAATCGAAGACCGCCCAGTTGCGGCTTCATCAACAGCAGTTCAATCAGGTTGGGATGCCGCTGAAAAATTAGCGGGCACAGCAGGTGATTTCCCAGTTGAATTAAAGCTTGGAGAAGACTTCCAAGTTATTAAGTTCCTTGACCCAGATGGTCCATTTGCAACATATAAGCAACACTTCCTACAGCAAAAAACTGTTGGTCGTCGTTCATACATTTCTCTTGGTGCTAACGATCCATTGTGCACCAAACTCAATAGCAAGCCTGAGGACAAGCGTGCGTTTACCGTCGCTAACCTTAGCGCTCCAGGCGGTCCACAGCGTCAGATGATGATTGCTACACCGCGTCTTTACAAGACACTACACGCTGCACACTTCTCACCTCAGGGCCCACTGAATAAAAATTTTTGGGCACTTAGTCGTACAGGTAAGATGCAGCAAACTGTTTACCACCTAAATGCAATCAAGGGCCGAGACCTCCAAGAGGACTGGGGCATTGAAGAAGCAGCAGCCGAAGCAGCAATCGCGCAAATGGCGTGTTATACCAAGGATGATATTAAAACTCATTCATGGGCAGAGTTGGAAGAAATTGCCAACTCATTGTTAGCTTAAGCAAACTAGCTGTCTAAGGGCTGGGGGCTTTCTTTCCCCCTTTCTGGAGTCTCCAGCTCTTAGACCCTTAAAGGGGTATGCATGAATATAATTACGACTAAAGAACAATTACAGGAATTAGTTGACCACTACTCAAAGGTTGATGCTTTTGCGTATGACGTTGAAACTGTAGGCGACCGTCGTGGTGATACTCCAATAAATGAGGTTTTGTGGATTACGTTAGCCACACACGGGCGAGCAGACGTTATCCCAATGGGACATCCTCACGGAGAGTTACTAGATGTGGTTTATCCACTAACTGGTCAGGGAGAAAAACGCGTAGAAAAGGGTCTCCCTGCCAGACCTAGTGATTACTCTCGAGATGCTAAAAAAGCAACGTACGTCTTTGGTGATGCGCCACAACAGTTATTTCCTGCTGAGGTGTTTACGGCTTTAAAGCCACTTATGTTTGACCCTAACATTTTAACTATAGGTCATAACTTACTTTTTGATTTAACTTCCGTAGCAAAGTATTACGGAAACAAATACCCAGTAGGCCCGTACTTTGACACGATGATCGGTTCTTTTATTTTAGATAACAAGAACAAAAATAAAGTGGGCTTAGCCGATTCCTTAGCGCGTGAGTTTGGCTATCACATGGTTAAAGGTGTGGGTAAAGAGGTTGAAAAGCATTCATTTACTGACGTGGCTAAATACGCCTACCTTGATGCAAAGTACACGTTTTTACTGTGGAAAAACTTAAACCCTAGACTTACTGAGAGCAACCTACAAAAAGTAATGAAGTTAGAGATGGATGTTTTAAACGTTCTATGCTCTATGAAGCTTACTGGGGCACCAATTGATATGGTTGTTTTAGAAGAGCTTCACGAAAAACTTGTAGAAGATATTGAAAAAGCTAAGGCAGAAGTATTTATTTCAGCGGGTCGTCAATTTAATATGAACTCAAATCAAGAAAAACAGTATTTATTGTATGCACCTAAGGCAGAGGGTGGTAGAGGACTAACTCCTAAGGTTCTTACTTTGCGTGGAAATACGCGAGATAAAGAAGGCAAAGAGTTAACTTACGCAGACTACTCTGTTGCAGCAGAGGCCCTTGAACCTTATAGAGATAAAGATCCTTTAGTTACCGCAATACTTATATACGCAGACTTAAACAAGTTGCTTACTACATATGTAGTACCGTACCTAGGTGGCGATGTAACACGAACTACTGGTGGAAAGTCTAAGGTTGAGCACAAAGACAGCCTTCTTATTAACGGTCGAATTCATTGTGACTTTATCCAGCATGGTGCTGAGACAGGTCGCTTCTCAAGTCGTAACCCCAACCTTCAAAACGTACCTGCCCCACACACGGTTCACGGCAAATCTATTCGTAACCTGTTTTACGCGCCAGAAGGTTATAAGTTAGTTGTGGCTGACTATTCTCAGATTGAACCACGAGTTATTGCCTCTATGTCTGAGGACCCAATTATGATGTCTAATTACTTAGAAGGTAAAGACATATACACCACAGTTGGAGACACTATGGGGGTTGATCGAAAAGCTGGAAAGGTTCTTGTGCTTTCTATGGCTTATGGCGTTGGCCCAGATAAGATTGCACGTTCTATTGGCTGTTCCGTAACGGAGGCCAAGGACCTACTGGGCAACTTCTCTAAGACGTTCTCCGCGGTAAACAAGTACCGCCTAAAGGTTCTAGCCGTCACTCGTGCTAGTAGCCCAGCGTATGTTTATACGATTTTAGGGCGTAAGCGTTACCTTCCTGAGATTAACTCTAACGACCGCATGATTAGAGCTGGAGCTGAACGTCAAGCTTTTAATACTAGAATCCAAGGTTCAGCCGCGGATATTATTAAACTAGCCATGGTTCGGGCGCACGGGCTACTTCCCGAAGAATCTAAGCTAATATTGACCGTTCACGATGAGCTAGTTACGCTTTGCCCAGACCACCTTGTTAAAGAAACCGAGGACGCTATCAGAACCGCAATGGAAGGCATAGACATTTTAAACGTCCCACTGATTGCGGACATAACAACAGTTCAGCGTTGGGGAGAAGCAAAGTGAGTTGGAAGTTTTGGAAAAAAAACGAAGAGCCTCAGATATACAGTAATACGGTTCCGCTTAGTACTTTAATTAGATGGTATTGCTACGACTTAGGTATTGAAGAGCCTAATGATTTATTTCGTGCCTTTGATTTAATGCCCGTAAGTAAAGAGGGTGAAGAATACGAAATGGGTGAGAGCGAGTCTAGAGTAGAAGAGATAGACGGCCTTATTCCGTTCTTTAAGATGATTTCTGCGATTAACGCCAAGGCTATAAGTACAATTCAATTACAAGATATAGAGACAGAAGATGTTTCTGATATTGACCCAGATTTAATGGAAGGCTTGTACCAGCAAGTATCATTTGCTGCGTTGGTTGCCGCTTTTTCGGCAGCACTTGAGCTAGGGTTTTTAAACAAGTCGTATAACTTTTTATCTACTTATGGAGCAAACGAGGAGGATGAAGATGAGCAGTAATTGGTGGGCTAATAAACTAGGTGCTGCCCCAGCACCGATACCGACAGCAACTCAACCCCCGCAACAGCCCGTGTATCAACCACAACCGCAACAACCCCAATACACACCACCAGTTGCATCTAACAACTGTCCGGGATGTGGAAGCGGTAACTACTCTGCTGCTGGTGGCGGTAGAGCGCGTTGTTATGATTGCGGGTACCCAATTCAACAAAGCGGTTCAGGTATGGGTAAAGGCATAGTAAGTGGCCCTCAACCAACAGGACCTGTTCAAGCCGCTTTACAGGTAGAAACTGGCGGTTGGAACCCAACAACAATTATTGGTAAGCTTGAGTAATGACCAAGTCAACAATGAATCCAGAACTATTAAAAGTAATTGCAAAGTTAAATAAAAAGTTTGGGCCAGAAACAGTAGTAATTGGTACAGATATAAGAGACGACCTAATTGGTCGTGTCACAACAGGCTCACTTGCGTTAGATGTAGCGCTAGGTGGGGGTTGGCCAACCAATCAATGGCATGAGATTGTTGGCGAAGAGTCCAACGGTAAGACGGCTATTGCACTTAAAACTATTGCTGCTAATCAAAAGAAAGATCCTGAATTTACAACTGTGTGGGTTGCAGCAGAGCAGTGGGTTCCTTCTTATGCAGAACTATGCGGTGTAGACATTAACCGTGTGTTTGTTATATCTACGAATATTATGGAGGAAGCTTATGAAGCGGTTATTCAAGTCGTTGAAAGCAAGGGTGCTGATTGCATTGTTATTGACTCACTCCCTGCTCTTGTTCCAGGAGCGGAAGATGAGAAAGAAATGGATGAATACACAGTCGGACGAGGAGCGCTTCTAACTAATAAGTTTTTTCGTAAGGTTGGTCTTGCTTCAAAGCGCAGCCTTATTGAGATAGAGCGCCCGTTTATCGGCATTATGATTAACCAATGGCGTGACCGCGTAGGTGTTATGTACGGTGATCCTAGAACCACACCTGGCGGTAAGGGAAAGAACTACAGTTACTTTACCCGTGTAGAAATTAAACGCGATGACTGGATTGAAGTAGGCACTGGCGATTCTAAACGTCGTGTAGGCCAAACTATCAAGGCTCGAACTATTAAAAACAAGTCTGCCCCACCATCACAGGTTGGTTATATTGACTTCTACTTTGCTGATGGTGGCACCGTAGCCCCAGGCGAATACGATTTTGCTAAGGAAATTGTTGCCCTTGGGATTATTAATAAGGTCATCATAAGAGCAGGTGCGTACTACCGATATGCGGAACGGCAGTGGCAAGGCGCAGATGCTATGGTTAGCTCTATCAAGGAGGAGATTGACCTCCGAGATACACTGGAGAAGGATGTTCTTGAAACTGTCAAAGCTGGTTCTAAGTACGTAGTAGAACCTGACGATGAAGAGTAAGGGACAAAAAGAATCAAGGAAGCACGAGGATAGACTTGCTAAGAAAATCGGCGGGCAGCGTACTGCTGCAAGCGGAGCATTCTGGAGTCGAAAAGGTGATGTCAGGTCTAAAGATTTGCTCGTAGAGCATAAGTGGACTGGCAAAGCTTCCGTATCCGTAAAGGCTGCGGTTCTAGAAAAGATTGTCACAGAAGCAATTCTTGATGGTCGAATGCCCGTCCTTGGTTTTCATCTTAATGAAGAGAACTATGTTTTGTTATTAGAGGACGATTTCCTGGAGCTGCGCCATAAACTTCAGGAGTGTTCTTGTACGAAGACGAAGGTATAGAAAAGTGGCGTTACGATGCTAAATGCAAAGGCTACGACACTGAAATGTGGTTTCCACCACGAGATAAAGATTTATATAAAGTAATTGCTACTCAAGCAAAGTCAATTTGCTTAGGCAAAGACGGTCTGCCAGAATGTCCAGTAAGGGTTGCTTGTTTACTTTACGCAGAAAGTAATGACGAGCAGCACGGTATTTGGGGCGGACTTAGCCACAGAGAAAGAAACGCGTTAAAAAGGAAAGCTGAAAAACACGGAGCAACATTAGAAGAATGGGTTAATAAAAACAAACCATGAGTGGCTCACTAAAAGACTTTGCTAATATAAGTAAGATTCCCAGCAGAGTTTTGGGGTCTGTTGAGCGGTACGTAATGACGCAGCCAAAAGACACAAGCCGTTCTACAACTGTTTTACACCCCTCTGAAATTATTAAATCAGATTGGTGTCATCGTTCTTCTTATTTTCAGTTATTAGGATTTCCCCCTCCCTCAAGTAAATACAAAACAAGTTTAAGACAAAAACGTGTATTTCAACTTGGTCACGATATTCATGCTGGCTGGCAAACTATCTTTCACGAAATGGGAAAGCTGTACGGTAAATATTCCTGTGACTCATGTGGATTAATTAGCTGGGGTATGGGTGTTGATCCGTGTGCAGTTTGCGACGGCAAGTCTCACTCTTACAAAGAAGTTTCTTTAATGTATGACCCGCTTAGAATTTCGGGCCACGCAGACGGTATTTTGTTAGGCCTTGGTGAACCATTGTTACTAGAGATTAAGTCTGTAGGAGCAGGAACGTTTAGATTTGAAGCCCCCGAGTTAATGTACGCACATAACGGTGAGATTGAA